CGTACGCTCAATCCAGAAGGGTGGCGTGATAACCAGCACCACATGAACCTACACGGAATCCCACGCAGGCTTCCCGGCGATCCTGACCAGCGCAAACCGTCATGGAGGGACAACGCAAAGATTCTGGAAACAATGGATATTGCGTTTCGCCCCGCAGAAGACGGCGGCTTGGGTGTAGGTTCCGAAACAAGTAGGCGACCCATCATCCACGTTGTAAACATCGAGTCGCTGGAAGCATTGACCCGTGCGTTCCAAGACCAAGGTATCCAAGTGGCGCAGTACCACGGCTCCATGAATGATCGGGAGCGGGCAGAGGTAAAGCGTTCGTTCAACGCAGGAGCGCAGGGCGACCCGGAGGTGCTTATTGTCACCAGAGCAGGGTCTACAGGTCTAAACCTCCAGCAGCAGTCTTCGTCCACGATTCACTTTGACGTGCCTTGGACCTACGCAGAGTACGAACAGCGGGAAGCCCGAAACTGGCGTACTAAACAGACCAACGCTGTCGATTCGTACACACTCACACATGAGGACTCGTTCACGGATCAACGTCGAATCAGCTACATGCGTAACAAGGCTACGATTCTGGCAGCGATTGACGAGTTGCCCCCACCGGCAGATCGTGACCAAATGTCCCGCATATCGGATCACGCAAACCCGTTAGGTATTTTGTCAACCACGAGGGCTACGCATCCACTACTGTCGCGGTCCTACGCAGAACTGTCCGAGGGCTTGGGGCGACAAAAGGCAGATCAGATATTGTCTGACCTCAACGAACAGTATAATGTAGATACAGGTGCAGCCCGCAGGGATCTCAACGCTCCTATTGGCGCACACGCAGATCGGGATACATTAGAGTAATGTCAGAAGATTTCGACCCAAGACGATCAACATTTACGGACAAGGATTTCCGTAGAGCAGAGGGAGCACCCTTTTCCGGGCTGCTTCCGTTAGCTGATCAACTGGGGCGAGAGTACGAGTTCTTGACAAACACGTTGAAGTCTGATTTGTATGAAAGAAGGCAACAACTTGCCAAACGGGAAGATGAAGTGCTATCAGAGGTAAAGGAACTGGCCCCGCTCGTTGAGGCAGAGATCGCTACGGACTCGCAAGTGTCCCGTCTGTTCTTTGCGCTCTCGGAGTTGAAGGTCATCCGGCTCGATATGGAAGACACTCAAACAGCGTTTGACATGGTAGCACTTGACAAAGCTATTATCCCTCCGTTGAAATATGGCGGCGATGGTGTTAGCTTTACAGTTGACAACTTGGAGGCGTTCGATAAGCCTCCCACAACCAAGTAGGAGGCAGTTATGCCAAACATGCGTGCATATCCCAAGGTAGCCAAGGGTTCTGAACCCACCACCCGTGATCGTGGAGAGTCTGGAGGCGGTTCTGCCCCCAAAGATCCTGCCGGTCGCACTGCGGCTCGCGTCGCTGGTGGCGGTCTTTCTGGTAGCAAGAACGAAGCTGGACAAGAGGTTCGTGTTGCTCCCAAGGCCAACTTGACCACTAAGGGCTGATTCACTTTCACCGGACCTTCGGGTCCATAAACCACAACCCTTGCATCACGGGAAAAGACAAAGATGAGCGATACGCCAGAAAACACCCCCGAAACCAAGACAGCGGCTACCGAAGCCGTGGAAACGTCTATCTCCACAGATACCCAACAGGAAGAAGTTAGCGCGGCACCTGCCGAGGCTACTTTGGCATCCATCCCCCTCGACAAGCACGAGGAACTTATTGCCGCACGAGTCACCAAGGCTCGGGCAGACGAGAAGTCCAAGCTGCACAAGAAGTTGACGGATATGGAGGCTTCTGTTCTCGCAACCCAATCGGAGCGTGAGAAACAGGATGCCGCGTTGAAGGAAGCCCTCGACAAGTTGTCCCTGCTGGAAGATTCCAAGTTGAGTGATGCTGATAAGGTTCAGAAGCAACTCGACACACTGGCCGAGCAGAACAAGCGTCTGCAAACCCAGTTAGAGGAGGTCGCTACAAAGGCCGCAGAGCGGATTCACGCAAGTGAACTCGCAGCCTTTCGTGACCGTGCTCTCCGAGAGAGCGGCATTACCCTGACCGAACTTGTAAACGGAAACTCCCCCGATGAAATCGTAGCCTCCATCGCAGTAGCGAAGGAACGCGAGGCGGTTATCTTCGACAGGGCTTCCGCACAGGTTCGTGAAGAGTTGGCTGGGCAAGTACCCACGCCAGTCGCAACCACGGAGAATGTATCCAACACTAAACCGTTGGTGGCTTCTTTGGACAAGCGAAGGATCGCTAAGATGGACAAGGGTGATTATGCACGGACTCGTGCACAACTATTGGAGGCTGCGAAAGCGCGGTCTTCATAACCCATTCCATTCTTTGTAAAGGAGGCCAACAATGGCTTATTCTGGTATTGGCACATCAGGCGGGGATAGAACCCAACTGTCCGAAGCGGTCCTTGATGTATATTCTCTCGACATTCTGCACGAAGCGCAGGGCATCATGCGCTACGAGGAGTTCGCAGTTCTGCGATCCGACCTCCAAGCGGCTCCCGGCCAAACTGTGCAGTTCACTACCTACAGCGACGTGACTCGCGGTGGCGAGTTGACGGAAGGTACTAACCTTTCGACGTACGCCATGAGCGCAAGTCAGCAATCCATCACCGTGTCTGAGTATGGTAACGCCATCTCTGTTTCGGAGAAGTTGCTGCAAGCGTCGTACGACAACCTCTTGGGCGAGGCAGCTTTGCTTCTCGGTCGGGACTACGCTGTCGTGCGTGACCTCGCTGTGCGTGACGCTATCGTAGGAAGCGGTAGTACCCTGTTCACATCCTCCGGCGCTGCGGCTGTCGGTGACGTTCTCGAAGACGACAAGATGGACATTGAAACCCTGCGTGTCGGAATCGAAAACCTCCAGACCGTGAACGCTCCCAAGTTCATGTCGGACTTCTACGTCTGCATGGTGCATCCACATCAGGCTGCATACTTGAAGCGTGACCCGGATTGGGTATCGGCTCACCAGTACGCTGGAAGTCGTAACCTGTTCAACGGCGAAATCGGTCGTTGGGAAGATGTCGTCTTCATCACCACCACCCATCAGGGTAACGGTGCTGCTGGCGTCAGTGCTCCCGGCTACGAAGCCGATCTTGCGGGTACTGGTGCTGGCGCTCAGGATCTCTACCGGGCCACTCTGCTGGCTGATCAAGCGTTTGCTATCGCAGACGGACTTCCGGTCGAACTTCGTGACAACGGTGTAGAGGACTTCGGTCGTATGCACTCGCTCGCTTGGTACGGCATCTGGGGTCAGGGTGTGCTCAACAGTGATCACATCATCCACATGATCAGTTCGTAGGAGGACAACATGGCCGAGGAAGAAATCGCCAAGAAAAGTACCCGACGCCGTAAGTCCAAGAAGGCATCAGGAGAGGCTTCTGCGAAGGCTGCGCCAAAGAAGCGTACCACTCGTAAGAAGGCTTCTTCTGCCAAGGCAAGCCCTCCCACTGCACCGAGCGTGGAGTCTCCTGTAAAGGAGGCTCCCGCTCCCGCAGCGGAGGTGAAGCCTGATCCTATGTTGAAGGCCGAGGCACCAAAACCCGAGGACGGAAAGGCTCTCCAAAAGAAGAAGGAGCCGGAAGCCAAGGTGGAAGAAGTAGCCGAAGCAAAGACTATGGTAGGAAACCGTACCTTCAAGAAGAAGGGAACCATGACAGTAAAGACGATCAAGAAGGATCGTTGTTACTATGGTGCAAAGCGGTTCCGTTTCGACAAAGGGGAGATGCTGACTCTGCCGGAAGAGCAAGCCAAATGGCTGATCAACACCGGCAGGGCAGTGGGCTAAACAGTTCCCCAGACCACCCCGTACGGAGGTGACTTTTGGGGACCTACAGCACCACTGATATTGGATTCGCGGCATACCTGCTTACACAGGCAGTCCGGCTGGAATCTTCTCGCCGGGTCAGGAAGAAGACGACCTGGGTGTTTGCACTGGACAGTGTGGATGCCCAGGTTTTCTATAACGAGTGGTTGCAGTCCAAGGAGTTTGCGTTTTTCTCGTCCTACACAGGGCTAAAACGTGACCTACGCCCAACATCTGGGCGCTCAACATCTGGACAGACCCACAAGAAGTAGGTTTGTCTCTGAATCGTTCGAGTAGTATATTCGTATATAGGACAGGGGAACACCCTGTATACGGTCGCCACCAGAAGCGTACTGATTGTCATACACCAAACGCTATAGGAGGCGAACAATGCAGGTATGGTTACAAGATGAGGCATTTGAGTTCCGTTGGGTAGCTGCAAATGCACAACCGGGATTGGGGACCGCATGGACCGCAGCCCTCAAGAAGATCAAGAGTGACGGCTCTGGTGACGCGGCGATGGGAACATCGTCTGCTGCCGCAGTCATCTTTGAGGTCGGTAACGGAGTCTACGGTATGCGTATCGCTGCCAACACTCTGTCTACGGAACTCGGGAGTGACGAGCAGTTCTACGGATCGATTCAACACAACACCTCGGGCGAAGTTGTTTTCGTTCAGAAGCACTCGGCTAAGGCTGATGATGCCGAAGGCGTAAGTGCCAAGATTGGTGCTCACGATGACGCGGCGACCGCTGACACGGTTTTCGGGAAGATCGAGAAGTTGTCAGAGGAGATGGGTGGCGATCTCACGTCAGCCCTCAGTTCGTTGCAGTCGGCTGTTATCGCACAGATCGATGCTAACGAAGGCAAGCTGGATGACATTGAAGGCAAGGTCGATATTATCGACGGCAACCTTGATGATGTCAAAGCCGAGGTTGGGGTTGGTCGCATTTCGGGTCTTGTGTCAAGTGCGGCGTCTGCTGCCACGGCGCTGACCAACATCGGTACTGCTCAAGGTACTGCGGCAACTGCTCTTGCAAGTGCTGTTACTGCTTTGACGGCTGAGATCGATGGGAACGAGGCGAAGATCGATTCTGCCATCACCAAGATCGAGGCGAACGGTACTGCTGTCGGAACCGTGTCGAGTTCTTTGGGTGGTTTGCAATCCAAGGTCGGTGCTCACGACGATGCGGCTACTGCCGACACCGTGTTCGGAAAGGTTCAGCGAGTCTACGAAGCCGTAGATCAGCTTGAAGGCTTCTCCGACAGTGTGGAAAGCAATCAGGCTTCGATGGCGAGCACGCTGGCAAACTTGGAGACAAAGGCTCAAGCCGACTCTCGGCAGAGTAATCTGGTTGACGAGCACGACGCTACGCAGGCTGCCATTGGCGCTCTGAACGATCTTAGTGAAGCGCAGGTCAACGCACAAGTTGACAGTGCCTTGGCTGACTACGACGCACCGAAGAAGTCCGAAATGGACGCTGCTTTCTCTACTTTGGAGTCTGCACAAGGTACTCGTCAGTCTGCGTTGATTGCGGAGCATAATGCTACGCAGGCAACTCTCGCCGATATGGAGACTAAGGCCCAAGCGGATACTCGTCAGTCTACTCTGACAGGTAACCAAGCTGGTCTTGCTACGGGTATCGGTGATCTGGCTACGGCTGTTGCTGCGGCTCGTACCGAGATTGGAGACTTGGATTCGGACCTCGGTGATGTCGAGGGTAAGATTGATGCGGCGGTCACTGACCGTAGCACCAAGGCTTCTGCGGCTGCTTCGGATCGTACTGCCAAGGCTGATGCGGCGGCGTCTGATCGTACTGCCAAGAAGAACAGTCTGGACTCGCAACTCGTTGCTATCAAGGCTGTTGTTGACGGTCTTGAGGCTATCAGCGAGTCAGCCCGTGTGAAGATTTCGGCTCCGGGCGTAATGGTCGCACAGGTCGCGGGAACGTACTACCAGCCTATCGTCATTCGGGCGATTCAGCAGGATGGTCGTCTTGAGACTTTGGCTGACCTTGATGGTGGTCACGGCTCCGGTGCTTGTCAGATGTTCTTCAAAGCTCAGTTGAACGGTGCGGATTTCAACGCCCGCCTGTACAACCAGAACGGCGACGGCAGCTACTCCGCATTGGCAGCAGGCTCTAACGGTGTCGATCTTTGTCCTGCTGGACAGACCTCGGCACTTGAAGCGCAGGACTACCGACGAGTTTCCAGCGGTGCTGGGGGAACGTACATGCTCTGGCTCAAGATTGAGCCGGGTGACAGCGGAACCCTGTTCTTTGAGGCCGCAGGTTGGGACGACGATCCCAGCGGCATCAATCAGCAGGTGACTGCGGTAGAGTTCCCACAACTCAAGTCCTTCGTGTCCGAGTTCGGAAAGCAAGGATTCGCGCTGTAGGCAACTGCCCACGGCGATCCACAGTCGGGGGGTGGGGTCGCGGCCCCGCCCCCCTTTTTCGTGTTAGGAGCAAGACATGGCAAAAAAGAAGTTCAAACCAGTGACCGGAGGCAGTCGTGCATGGTCCAGTCTGTCTGCCGCTATCACGGCTATCAGGCAGAACCCTGACGCAGCTAACGGCGCTAATGCAGTCATTGATACCGAAACGCTCAACCAGTTCGATCTACTCGGAGGCAGGGTTCACTTTGTCACCGAGGAACAACTACGGCAGTTTGTCGCCATCGTGGGTGTTTCAATCTTCCACGCAAAGGTCAGGCAAGATGACGCTCTCGTTGCACAGTTGTATAACCGTACCCAGTCTTTGGGTGCTTCCTTCTCCGACCTCGTGGCAGAAGACCTGACCCAAAGGGTCATTGTCATGCAAAATGCGTTGGATGAGGAGGACACGGATGAATCATCTGAATGAGAACGAACTGCAAACACAGTTGGCAGGCTTTGCGGATCAGATCGTAAAGCGGGCCATTGAGGGTCGAATGGACGGGGAACCAATCATCCCACAGATGTTCACGTTCTCGTCGGATAACTTTGCGAACCTGTACCCGGTCCATTGTTACGAGTTGGAAGAGCCTATGCAGATCGAGTCCATCAGGGTCATTGGTGATCAGGAAGGAGTCGATGCGTGGATACTGGTTTACTTGGGAGAGTATTACGACTGGACCAAGGAGCCGGAAGAAGCAGAGTTGATGATCCCCACACAGTCGAGAGAGTTTGCGGAAAGATCGGCAACCACGATCAATCCGGCGACCAACAAGTGTATGGTCACTTTGGTCGAAAGCGAGTTCAGCAGTTACACTGTTGTTAGGTCTTTGCTCAAGGACGGATCTTTCGGTGAACCGTCAACGACATTGACCCCTCGCATGGGTGCGCTGGCAACGGCGACAAAGCAACCCATTGTCATAAACTGAACCGTTGAGGTTCTTGACAAACATGGGTAATCCTGATTAGGATATTCAAGTAGTTGGAGGCAACAAGTGGCAGCGGATGGCATTAGAATCGGAAGGACATATCAACTGACGTATCAGTTGAACGGAGCCGATACCACCACCATCGTCACTGCTTCTGTGTACGGTCCTTCAACCTCTATGGCTTGGACCCCAGTGACCCTTACGGAGATCACAACTCCCGAAGGTCACGACAGGCTATTCACAGGCGAGTTCATCCCCACCGCTCCGGGTTGGCATGTCGTTTCGTACGACACCGATCCTGATGGCAACGAGGCGATGGCAAAGTTTTATGCGTACAACAATCGCGGTGCTATTGTTGGAACGTCGAGCAGCGGGTAAGAGGTAGTCATGGCTATTCATGTTGTAGACAGTGACATTACCACAACGCTCGTTATCCAACTCATGACGGATGACGGGCTTATTCTTGTTGATGCTGACTCCGTTCCCTCACTCGCCGTAATCAACTCCCTCGGAGTCGAGGACTACAACTTCACGGATGCCACAGACCCCGCAGTAGCCGCCACAGACACAGGCACCTACGGAGTCACTTGGCAGCACACCGACGCAGGAACGTACACTCTCACTTGGTCGTATGACGTAGATGGAGAGTCCTACACCCGTTCCGAGTCTATCGTCATTTTCACAGTAGAGGATGCCTCCGCAGGAGATCCGCTACGAGAGGAACTAACTACCCGAATCAGGCGTCGTGTCCACGATACAACGTCTGAACTCTACTCCGACGACGTGTACGGAGACTGTATCAATCGAGGTCGGCAGAGGATCAACTTTGACCTGTCAACCTCGTACGCTTTATCAGACTGGCCGACTACCTACGAGTACCTTTTGGAACTCCGAGGTACGATTGAAATGTGCTACATCCGAGGCGCAGAAGGTGCCTCATCCGAGGTGTCCGATGGACCCTCCAGTTCCGTAGCCTCGGTGTCTGTACCAAACCTGTCCGTAGCAAAGAGTAGCATCACTTATGCAGGGCCGGAGTACTGGCTGGACTTGGCCGAAAGGCTGGAAGCTGAGTACAATCGCGCCCTCCCCGGCGTCGAGGCAGTAGAGGAAGGAGTAGAAGGAGGATCTGACGGTATATCCCAGTCGTATATGTATCGAACCTCGATGCGTACTGGAGCAAAGACCCAGTACATGTTTGATCGGGGAGTTGGTGCGACGAGCAGTGTCGCCACAACCACCGTTGGTAGTGAGATCACTATCAGTTGGGCGGCTATCTACGACAATGCGTTCTCCCATTATTTGGTTGAACGGGGATCGACCTCCCTCATGGCTGACGCGGAAACCGTCGCCACCGTAACGGACAACCATACGGTGTCCTATGCCGATACTCCCGGCGTCGGGGTTCATTATTATCGAGTCGTTGTTGTCAACAGTAACGACCTCCGCTCCGAATCCGATGTGGTCGCAGGAGCGGTAGTATGAGTTTCATCCGTCAATCTGAAGTAGATACATTTCTGGAAGAAGCATTGGCGGTATACGGTGAAACAGTAACCATCCTGCCGTACTCCACGTCAGCGACGGCATCGATCTATCGTCAACGTACCAAGACCTACGGAGCACCCGTAGAGGTTACAGGTGCAGTGTCGTTCGACCTTACGGAAGAAGTGGCTACCTCCATTGGGCTGAAATCAGTTCCAGAAGGGGCCGTCACTTTCGCTCGGGCGCACTTGGAGTCAGCGTTTGGCACCGAAGACCTGTCATCCACCATCACCGCAAAGGATGACATAGTAGTCGGCGGGTCGAGATATAGGATCACAGAGTGCGCCGAATCAGGTAGATTAGAGGACGCACCGACGTTCATTGTTGTTGCGTTTTCTTCACACGCCGGTCGTGAAGGGGAGGCGTATCCCTGATGGCTTCTTGGTTCAAAGGTCCGTGGGATAAACTGGTCAACACGTTCAATAGTGGGCGTGATTGGTTGATGGGTCCAGCACAGGATGAAATGCTGGTCTTCGGTTGGGCTATCCAAGACCAGATCAAGGACGCCATGCGTACCAACAGGTATCAGTTGGCTTCCGCTACAATCTTCCGTAAGATGGCTATGGGCCGCTCGCAACCATCACAGGCATGGCTGGACACCTTGGCTCTTTTGGAGGGGGGTTTGGACACTCCGAGAGTTGAAGCTAAAGGTCTGGGGCGTAAGTCCCTACTGGCGCTTGTCTCCGAAGACGGTCATCCCACAGCCGGGATGTCATATGCGGAGTTGTTCAGCACGTTGGAATATGGTACGAACAAGGCACCACCCCGTCCTATCTTGAAACCGATTGCGGATTCAGTGAACAGCGGGAAAAACCCTGCCTTGGAGGTTTTCAAGGCGAGTATGGCAAACAAGATCAGGTTGAGGATTTCTTGACAAACAAGGTGAAATGATACATGGCGGTTAGTATTCAACAGGTAGAGGAGGCACTTCAAAACCTCTACACCGGCTACGTTGCGGAGACTCTACAAGAGGGTTCCAAGGCTGTACCCGTGTTTGTTGACATACCGGACCCCGAGGAGTTTCCCCAAAGAGTCTACCCGTCGATTTCGATCATGCTACAGGACATGCAGCCAGCACCCGACCACGACGATTCGCAGTCATGGTACAAGGAGTCCGAGGACACCAGCGGGTCGGTCAACATAAGCAACATGCGTAAGATCCCTGCGTGGTACAGGCTGCACTTCTATGTCCATACGTGGGCAACGGACGCTTTGTGCGACCGTAACATGGTTCGATGGGTGGAAAGCCGTAAGCACCCCAAGGACAGTATTGAAATAGATGGTAGTTACTACTGGCTATTCCGCACCGGATTCAATACGTCTGATCAAACAGACGGCGACACTCGTATCTACCACAAGCTGTGGCGGTTAGAGTGTCTGATAGACTTTGAGAACGAAGATATGGACGAATCGGTTATGCAGGCTCATTATTTGGACCTCACTACCAGTGTCGTCAAGACAATGCCGATGAATACGACAGCCGGTACTGGACGTGTTAGTGGAAGTTGGAATCCGAACCCAACTTCCCTTGGACCAACAGTGGAGCGTATTCAGCCGAAGCCCGTAGACGCAGACGGGAACGCGGTTGACACTGCTGCCGAGGCTCAAAGGGTTGAGTCACGGAGGTTTGCGTTTGATAACAACGGGTTTTGGTTCCCAAGCTAACAGATTCAAGGGAGGCACTAATGGCTACCAAGTATTTTAGACCAGACGTTTACATCGAGGAAGTATCCACTACGACACGGCCCATTCAAGGCGTGTCTACGGCGGTTACTGGCTTCCTCGGTATTGCCGAGAAGGGGCCGGTTGCAAAACCAGTCTTCATCGGTAGTGTTGCAGACTTCACACGGGTATTCGGATCGCCCATCGAGGACGAGGCGTTGTACTACGCAGTCAAAGGCTTCTTTGACAACGGCGGTACACAGGCGTATGTCGTTCGACAGGCTCACTACTCCGATCCCACCAGCGCGTCGAGCGTCGTTGCTAACGCAGCGGAAAATGATTTCGATGGGATTGGCGAGGCTTCGTTTGCATCCCATTCAGGAAGCGAGGACGTGTCTTCGGTTGACATTCGGGACTCTCTGGATGCGGCTGACCCATCACAACTCAACATCGACGTGAATACCGCTGGCGCGGTCAATGCAGAGTTCACCGCAACTGCGGCTGTTCTTGAGGCTGCGGCCTATGACCTCGGCTCAGGACACATCGCTGCCCCACAGACCTTGATCATCAAGGTTGACGGCGGGTCTAACCAGACGGTGAACCTTAGCGGTGGCGACGATGCTACTGCGGCGCTCATCTTGGCAGCACTCAACAGTCAGATTGCTGGCGCATCTGTCAGCGATGACGGAGCCAAGCTGGTCATCACCTCGGACACCCGTGGTACTGACAGTGCTATTGAGGTCGTCAGTGTTTCCGACGCTACCGTCACAACTGCTACCGGTCTTTCGGCTGCGACTAACGGCAACGCGGGCGACGTTTCTACGTCTTCCTGTGCTGACGCATCGGCTGTGACCTTTGCGGAGATCAAGGCTGTCATCGAGGCGGCTGAGTCGGATGTTACCTGTACGCAGGGCGCATCGAACGAGTTGAAGATCACCGTCAACAGTGGCACCGCAGGCGCAGCTAACCAGTTGGACCTTGCGCTCGGAACAGCGGAGCTTCTCACGGCTCTCGGTGTTTCCGCAGGAACCTACAACGGCGATGCTGCTTCGGCTTCTACGGCGTTCACGTTTACTTCCGGTTGGCGTGGTTACGAGTCTCCCGGTGGTTACGGAAACAATCTCCGTGTCAGCATCGAGGACGATCCCAAGTACGAAAGCCAAGGAGCTGGTTCTGACTTGGCGTCCACAGTCACCGCAGGCAGCGATCAGGCAAGCCTTACGTCCATGAAGGGCATCAAGGTTGGTTCGATTGTCATGTTTGACGATGGCGGCGGTACGCAGGAGTACGCAGAAGTAACTGCTGCCAGTACCTCTGTGGCGACGGGAGCGGTGGAACACACCATCACCCTCGCAGACCCCGTGTCAAACACGTTCGATGCGGGCGCAAGCTCGTTGGTTAGCGTCGAGCACACGGTGTCCATCTACAGCGGCGAGACTCTGCTGGAGACTTGGAGCCAAATGTCTGTCAACCCGGATGCGGATAACTACATCCTCACCGTGATGAACGACGAGCAAGTCGGCTCCAACTACTGTATGGCTGCGGATGCAGGAAACGCGTTCCCTGCAAACGTGCTGGCAGAGGAAGCTACTCCCCAGTCGCTCTCGGGCGGTTCTGACGAGACTGTCGGCTTTGTTGGCGCAGACCTCTTGGGAGACGAGGCAGCCAAGACGGGCATCTATGCACTGGACGAGGTTCAGGACTTGAACCTCTTGGTGGCTCCACCCAGTTTCGGGTCGAAGACTACCATTCCGGCGTCATCCCTTGTTCACAACAAGATGCTGGCGTACGCAGAGGAACGTATGGATTGCTTCGCAGTGTGCGATGCACCGGACAACCTCAACCCGTCACAGGTGCAGGACTACCGCAACAATGACCTCGGAGCGGATTCCGCTTGGGGCGCGTTGTACTACCCGCACATTCAAGTGGCTGACCCACTCGGCAACGGGCAATCCCCCACAGTCTACATCCCGTCTTCCGGGCATCTCTGTGGCATCTATGCTCGCGTCGATAACATTTCCCCTCCCCGTGGTGGCGTTGCTTCGGCACCCGCTGGTGTGGGTGAGTTCGGAAAGGTCAAGGGCTGCGTAGGTCTTCGGTACTATGTGAGCGACAAGGAGCACGATGCGATCAACCCCGACGGCATCAATGCGATTCGGCAGTTCACTCGTGGAGGTCCAAACGCTCCCGGTATTGTGGTGTTCGGTGCTCGCACCCTATCCACGGTCTTGGAGTGGCGTTACATTCAGGTTCGTCGCCTGATGACGTTCATCGAGCAGAGTGTCCGTATGGGTTCTCGGTTCGCGATTTTCCGCAACAACGACTTCCGGCTTTGGGGTCAGTTGTCAGACCTGATCAAGTCGTTCCTGCGAGGTCTTCACCTCAACGGGCAACTTCAAGGGGCTTCTGCTGACGAGGCGTACTTTGTCACTATTGACGAGTCCACCACGACAGCGGATGACATTCTCAACGGTACGCTAAAGGGAGAAATCGGAGTCTCCCCGCAACGTCCCGCCGAGTTCATCGTGTTCAAGTTTAGTCAGTTCCAAGCTGGCTCTACCATTTCAGAGTAAGGAGGGCTGACTCATGCCAAGAGATCCATACCGTAACTTCCGGTTCGAAGTAGAAGTAGATGGCTTCACCCACGCTGGCTTTCAGAAGGTCAGCGGGATGAAACATAGTGTAAACGTCATTGAGTACCGCGAAGGCGGCGAGAACGAAGTGATGAGGAAGATGCCTGGGCAGTCTTCCTTTGAGCCAGTCACGCTGGAGCGGGGAGTTTCAGACAACTCCGACTTTCTGGACTGGATCAACACCATTTTCAACATCGACAATGCTGCTGGAGCACAAGGTGACGTTGAAGGCTGGCGTAAGGATGTCACTGTCTACTTGAAGAACAAGGCTGGGGATCGTGTAAAGAAGTACACGTTGCTTGAGTGTTGGCCTTCGGAGAAGACCACAGCAGACATGGACGCAAGCGGCAACGATGTGATGATCGAAACGCTGGTCCTACAGAATGAAGGGGTGAAGGAAGAAGACCTGACGTAGACACGGACACAAACATAGTCTGACAACGCACTTGACAAACAAGGAGAAATCGCATGGGCTTTCAACCCGCAGAAGTAGTTATGCTACCAATCGGAATCGAGGACGAATCAGGTCAACGCTTCCGTGAAGTCATCATTGATGAGATGACGGGTGTCGATGAGGAAAATATCGCTTCCAAGAAACTCCGTAACAACGGAGCAAAGGCTGTAACGGTCTTGCTCCAGCGTTGCATCCAAGCCATCCCCGGCTTGGTGGAAAAGAAGAAGCGGTCCACGGACCTCATCGACGCTCGTATCATCCAGAACCTCTATACGGCAGATCGGGACTTCCTGTTCTTCTGTATCCGAGCACTGTCTATGGACGACACATTTGAGTCGCCCGTGTCGTGTCCGAAGTGTGGCGAGGTTCAAGAGAACACCTACAACGTATCCGATCTTGACGTACTGGACCTCCCACCAGAGGAACCAGCTTCGTTGGAGATTGAGTTGCCGAAGGGGTTTGAGGATGAAGACGGCACCTTCCACAAGAAGGTGACTTGGACCTTCCCCAAAGGCAAGCAGCAAGAAGCACTTGCGGCTATGAAGCAGGAGAAGGTGGGAACGTCAATGATCACCATGTGCATCACATCCGTAGATGGCATGGAGCGTAGACCCGATTCCGAAATGGTGCGCCGCTTGCGTACTCGTGACCGCATGTACTTGATGGAGAAGGTTGGAGCAAGCACCCCCGGTGTGGATCTCCGACAGGATTTCTGCTGCGAGTCTTGTGGACATGAGTGGGAGGGGGCGATTGATGTTCAGTCTTTTTTCAACTTGGCCGGTGGGGGGACCGGGACGCACTCCAACGGTGGAATGAGTGGGCAGAAGCTCAAGAGGCGTCGTTAGTCAATCAAGTTGCTTTACTGGCAGAACGATGGAACTGGACGCAACATGAGGTGTTGTCACTACCCACACGAAGGAGAAAACAGTATCTTGATTTTGTAGAGGATCTATACGAGCGAGAGCGGGCTGCTTCTCGTAGGTAAGTAGGAGGTCAGCTTGCCCGGACCAAACACCATAGGAATCGTCCTTGAACTGGACGCACAAGGCGCAGTTGTCAATGCCCGTAACTTGGGTAATGAACTTGACAACGTGCGTACTCGTGCTGGCGGTGCTGGCGATGGACTGCGTGGTGCTGGTGAGGGCGCAAACGACTTCAACCAAAGTATCCAGAACGCCATCCAAGGGATGCAGTTCATGCAGCAGCAAATGTCTGCTGTGGCTGACGCTGTTATGGCGGGCTTTGCGGATATGATCAATGCCGCCGCCGAGTTTGAGGTGGCGATGACTCGCGTATCCATTGTCATGGGTATGACAGGCGAACGGGTCCATGACCAGCAACTCCAAGAGGAGTTTTCTGGTATCAGGGATAGGATCATCGAGATTGGTCGAGAGTCCGAGTTCCAGATGGGGCAGGCGGCAGAAGCGTTCGTCAATCTGAAACAGGCAGGTATGGACGCTACAGCGTCTATGGAAATGATCGATCAGGTCATGGCGTTCTCGTCTGCCTCCGCAGGAACAGTGGACCTCGCTACATCGGCTGACACCGCTACGTTGTCGCTGACCGCATTGGGCATGGAAGCCAATGAGGTCAATCAGGCGATGGACATGATGGTGAAAGCCAGTACGTTGTCGAAGCTGTCCATGCGGGAAATGCCGATCCTGTTCCGCTCAATGGGTTCCACGGCGCAAGCGTTTAGTTCAACCTCACAGTCCGACTTCATGGCGATTGCGTCGCAGCTTCGCCAGATGGGTCGTTCAGCAGCACAGGTCGGTAACGACATGGCTGGATTGGAGCGAGGCTTCGCACGACTGACGCAGGCGATTCAGCGAGGCGGGGGTCAGGCTCGAAGGAAGACGGATGCTCTTGCAGCAGTCGGACTCCAGATGAGTGACATTGTTGACGACACCACCGGCAACTACCGTAACCTCGCAGAGATTCTGGACACTGGTGGAGCGCGAATCCGTCAAGCTATCGAGCGTGACGGTATGGCGGCTACTCGTGCAAACCTACTCACAGCGTTCGGCAGTAGGCAGGCGGTCAATGCGTTCTTGCTCACCATGCAGTACGGCGAGCAGCACGGCGAGCAGTACGGAGGCACCATCCGTGGGATGGCTAATGAGTTGGCTCTGGCTAACGGAGAAGCCGCAGACGCACAGCAAGCGTACTTGGAGACTACCGAGGGTATGCTCCAAGTCCTCGACGGTTCGGTAAACTTGCTCAAGGTCAGCTTGGGCGAGTTGTTCATGTCTGCGTTGAAGCCGCTGCTTAGTGTTCTGGTCAGTGTGGTCAATGCTGTTCAGCAGTGGGCAGTAGCCAATCCCGAGATCGCCCGAGTTCTTGGGTACGTCGCTATGGCGGTTGGCGCTCTTGCGAGTACGCTCGCCTTCATGTTGGGTACGCTCATCTTCGTAAACATGGCTACCCTTGCACTCGGCCCAGCTTTGGCAGGTCTTGGAGGCTCGTTCTCGGTAGCCTCATTTGGTGCATTGTTCTTCCAGTCGGTGTTGACCCCGCTCGCTGGGATCATCATGGGCATCCTGTCGTTCCTTGCCCCGTTCATTCTGGCGGCAGGTCTGATTTACGTGGCGTACAAAAAGAACCTTGGAGGGTTCGGAGACTTTGTGCGTAGGTGGGGGAACATCATATCGGACGTGTTCTCTGTAGCCGGTCCCATGCTTTCCGGTGAAGGTGTCTCTCTGGACAAGTGGCAGAGGATGCACCCGATAGCGCAGAAGATCGTCATCGCATTGGTTCTGTGGAAGCACAGGCTCATGGATCTTTGGAAGGGATTTAAGGATGGACTCACACCAGTCTTGGAGGTCTTCGGAAGCGTCCTCGGATGGGTTTGGGAAAAGCTGATCTTGTTCGCGGAGTTCTTAGGCTTCTCGACTGCGGAGCTACACAACGGGGCGATGGGTACGGAAGCCGCATCCACCACGTTTGAGTATCTGGGCAAGGTCATCGGTTGGCTCACAGGACTCTACATCGGCTACAAGGCTACGATGGTCACAGTCAAGGCGGTCACAATCGCTTGGAAGGCTGTCGTCATTTTGTTCAACGGAGTGCTCGCTATCAAGAACGGTCTGATGTGGGCAGGAAAGGCAGCTATCGTTGCGTACAAACTGGTGCAGGTTGCGATCATCGCAGTGACCCAAGGTTGGGCGGCAGCGCAAACGGCGTTGAATATCGTCCTTGCGGCTAACCCCATCGGTTTGGTCATCATGGCGGTTGCCGCTCTGATTGCGATTGTTGTGGCGCTGATTGTCTATTGGGATGAGTTGAACGCATGGATCGGTGAAATCTCGGGCGGCTTCTTGGACATGTGGGACATTATCTTGTTGGTCTTGGGGCCAATCGGGTGGGCGATCCTCGCGTTCAAGAAACTGTATGAGAACTGGGATTATGTGTGGCAAGGCATGAAGAATATCGCCTCCACGGTGTGGGGTTGGATTACGTCAGCTTGGGACGCACTATGGGATCCAATCATCAACTTTGGAAGCACTCTGTATAACGCAGGTCGAAACTGCATAAACTCCATCTGGGACGGTTTCAAAAATGCATGGACAGCAGTAAAAGAGTGGTTCCTGTCCAAGATTGAGTGGATGACAGACCTCTGGCCGTTCTCACCAGTCAAAAACCCCGAAAGCCCGTTGAAGAAACGTCCGTTGGATCGAGCAGGATCTAACGTCATGGGTACACTCCAAGAGGGATTGGAGCAGGGCGGTAGAGGTGTCGAGCAGGCAGCTATTGGTGTTGCGGCTGACGTTGGCGCAGCTATGGAGCCACCCGCAGCGGTAACGCAGGATAGCGGAGGCAGTTGGTTCGGCGGTCTTGCCGACGCTGTAGGCTCTTTGGTGGACAACGGAGGTGCGCTC